ATATTCAAAATTTTGTGTCTCTTTGTTTATACTAATTTGTTTTGCACCATTTCTAATATGATAATGTGTTGCCATTGGTGTTAATGGCGATAAGGTAACTAATCTTTTAATCTTATTCTTTTTAGCATACTCTATTACTTTATTCATAATTTCTCTACCTGCACCTCTCTTACGAGACCATACCGTATATGCAATTGCGATATTCTTTTCATCTTTTATATCTGCAAGTTCACTCATCATATCTAATTCTTTTACATTGTGAGGAATATCGTTTGTAAATGCAACACAAATAATACCTTCAATTTCATCTTCATATTTTAATCCATATATCTTTCTACCTTTAGTTATTCTCCAACCTAAAGTTAGTTCAGGTCTTACAGGATCCTCCTCAACATCTATGTCATCTAGTTCAACTAGTTCAGTTCCTTTAACCCACTTATAAAAGTTTCTAAATTTCTCTTTAAATAATTCCATTAGAAAAATGCCTCCAAACTTGCTTGAGGTTCAGCGTGCCAACCTATTGAACCTAATATAAATCTCATTGGGTCTAAAAATGTTTTCTCAAATTGTAATTCATAATCTATATATTCTTTCAATTCAAACTCTCTAGGTAATGTGGACAAATAAGAACACACATTAAACTTAAATGGATTAGGTTCTTTTAATAATATAAACTTAATCTTATCTCCTTCTTGTATTGATGGATACTTATGATGTAATTTTTTATCTTTTAAATGATAATTGTATATAAGACTACCTTTGATATGTATTGGTGTTCCTTTAATGAATATAGTACTAGCACTAAAATACTTTCTTAAATTATTACAACTTCTAGGAAAAGCAATTTGTTCTGGTTCAAAATCTGAAAATTTCTTTTTAAAGTCTGCAATAAAATTATGTAAATCAGATTCTTCTTTATTCATAATTAATCTAATCGCTTCTCTAATTGCAACTCTACATACTTCTGGCGTTGAAGACTTAACTGCTTCAATACCCATTATCTTTAGTTTAGGTTCTTCATATCTAAAACCTTCTTCATCAAGTACATTGAGCATATATCTTTTCTTGGCAGTCCATATACCTTTATCAGCAATTACTTCTCGTTTCATAACCATTTTTTGTCCAATCGCATTGGTATAATCTGCAAGGTCTTTAAAACACTTTTCTATAAATGGTTCTATTCTACTATCTACAACTCTATTAATAAAGTTTATTGTTTGTTCTTTAGTTTTATCTTTACATACTTTATTAACTAGTTCATCTAATCTTAAATAAATTGAATCTGTATCAGAAGCAACAATATAATCTTGGTTTGTTTTTAATATATTATTAATATATTCATTTACTTTCTTCTCAATATACTGAATAATAAATTGACCAGAAGTAGTAATCGCTGTTGCTTGATTAACATTATAATATCTAAAGTATTGATTACCTATGGCGCCATAAGCACTATTCAATGATATTTTCTTTGCCCATTGAATATTATGACATCTACTATTTTCTTTTTGATAGATTGGGTCTTTTGTTTTTTGATAATTTTTCTTTGCTTCAAATGCTAACTTCTTAAATTCTACTCGGTCATTGTACATCTTCTCCATTATCTTCGGTAAGAAACCTTGATTATCTATTTTAAACATTGCACCATTTGGAGTAATAGTACAACCTTTATCTTTTAAATAATTTAATTCTACTTTTTTCTTTATCATATTACTAATACTAATGCCTTCAGGTTTAACACCTATCATTTTTTCAGGACTTATATTGTATTGCATAATCAAATGTGGATATAGTGAGTTAATATCAAATGAAACTATCCATTTATGTTGACCTAGTTGTGGTGTCTTAACATAAGCACCAACATACTTCTCATCTTTTGCTTGTTCTATTCTTGGTGGTATCTGAATATTATCTTTTAATAAATGATTATAAATTAATGTATCCCATAATCGTACTTCTGAAAACACATCTTGGTAATTAATCTTTGCTTCATATGCCATTGTTAAAACTAGTTCAATCAACTTTAATTTATCTTCAAGTTCATCAACTATCTCAACATCTTTAATATTGTAATCTACAAAACTTTGAAAGTCATTCTGATACCACTCTCTAAAAGTATCATATGGATTGGCGTCTTTACCATTGCCACCTAATTCTACTTTAGCAATGTAATCAAGTTTATAACTTTCTTGTCTAACTGGAATAAACTTCTTATAGATGTCAAGGTAATCTAACATAGCAATACCTTTAATATCATATGCCGTTTGTGTCTGACCTCTTACGGTTATCTGTTCACTATCAATTAATCCCCAAGGAGATAATTTATTAATAACTTTATCACCAACTATCATTTTAATTCTATTACATAGATATGGTAAATCAAAAAACTTTGTATTCCAACCTGTAATAACATCTGGATAATTCTTTGTCCAAAATTTGAAAAACTCCATTAACAATTGTTTTTCATTTTTACATTCTACATAGGTAACATCTGCTCTCTTTGAAAAATATGGTTTGGTTCCCCAGGTGATGATATTTTTATTGGATTGATTTTTAATAGTAAGACATAAGATTTCCTCAATAGGATTTTCTACATCTGGGAAACCGTTTTCAGCAGTCACCTCAATATCTAATGTGAAAATCTTTATTAAGTTCTTATCGTATTGTATCTCACCTGGGTATTCTTTAGCGATATATTGGAAATGGTATCTTTCATTTCCATACAATGGACTATTAGAATTCTGATAATTTCTTTTAAACTCTCTTGCTTTTGGTATGCTGTTAAATAGGATTGGTTTTAGATTTTGACCTTGAAGATTTTTATGTGGACTATCTTCGTGTGTAATTGAAAACAATGTTGGTTTAAAGCTAATCTTTTCTTTAAATTCTTTTCCTTCGTGTATACCTCTAATTAAAAGGTTACCTCTATGTTCAATTACATCTTTATAAAAATTCATTATATATTCTCCATCGCTCTTAATCTCACAATCAAACCATTATGTTTTTTCTCTAACATAATTTGACACGCCAACCTAGAATACATACGGTCATATTCAGGTTGCATTTCTATTAATTCTGTTTCTAAACTATCGTGTTCAGCAATTCCTACTCTACTAATATCTTCTTTAATATTAATATGACAAGTACCACACGCACAACACCCACCACAATCGGCAGGTATCTCATCAATAGAAGGTTCAGCAAATTTCTTGGCTGCCTCCATAATTGTATAACCTGGCGGTACTTTGACTTCTTGTTTTGTGCCGTCTTTTCTTACAAAGTATATTGTCAAAGTATCCTTGTCTTGGATACTATTTGACATTATGTTATTAATCCTGGTCCTGTTAAGATTTTGGATACACTTTGTTTATAACTAGCAAGTAAGTCTTGTTTTGGTTCCACACTTGTTAATATCTTGTCATCTGCAAAAGTAACCGTATCGGTTTCTGCATATGGGATATAAGTGAACATACCAAATTTCATTGACTTCCCTGCTTCGGGAGCACTTGTTGGATAAATGATATAAGGATTTTTGACGGAAGTTTTTCCGTCCTTTTCTGTAATTGTTCCAATAATATCTTCACCTGTTATTAGTCTTACTATTTTTACTTTGTCCATAATAACTCCATTATATTATATTTACTTGTTTTTGTCAATAGGCGGCAATCTCTTACTTAATACGAAAGTCCTACTAGGATTTACGCTAGCGTTAAACTGCCTAATCATATCTCTATTTAACAATACATCCGAACCTGACCTTGGTCTTTGGTCTAGTCCAAATTCTATATCTTTATAAGTAAACCCATTGAAAGTCATATCTAACAATACGGTTTTTCTTATTTCGCTTGGTTCATCACCAGCGTTTGCTCTAAAAACTTTACTCTCTCCGTGAATTGGTTTGGTATATACCTTACCATCATACTTCCAAGATATATTCTTACCCTTCGCTTGGATATCTTCTGCGTGTAATGAACAAGCTTTAGCTCCATTACCTGTATCTAACTTGGCTCTTACCTTACCAATATCTTCTAATTCTATTGTCTCTAACCAACCTGTTTCTATAATTGATTGTCTATCCCAATTACTTCTATCTGAAATATATTTAACAAAGTTTTTAACTAATTGTTTCCCCGTAATTGCACCTCCAGGTTTTGGTCCTTCAAGGTCTTTATATGCGTAACCTTCATAATCAGCACCAGTACCAGGAGAACCATTGACTTCAAGTACATAGTACTTACCATCAACAATAATATGGTCTACTCCAACTACATATGATTTACTAGCTCTACTAGCTTTTAAAATAATTTCTATTTCATCATCATTTAATTTATAAGGTACTGCCTTAGCACCTCTATGTGTATTAGTTCTAAAATCAAAAGATGATTGTATTCTTTTTGTACTAGCAAATATCTTATTATCTGCTACAAAAGTTCTTATATCAAACTTAACAGGCATAAATTCTTGTATCAATAATTCAGCACCGTGTTTCCATAATGCCTGAATACTAGATACTAGCGACTCATAACTATCACACTTAACAACTCCGATACCTTGCGTACCTGTTAATGTTTTTAATACTACTGGAAACTTACCACCGATTAGTTTTACTGCGTCATCTATATTTTTTTCGTTAGATACGAAAGCAGTTCTAGGTGTTGGTATTGCAAACTTCTCAAATAATAATGCTGTCGTTAATTTATTATTACAAGTTAACATTGAGTTTCTTGTATTAATCATAAACGAACCAGAGTTTTGAAAAGCAGATATGATTGAAAGTCCTGCTTCATCTTCAACTGCACCTGCTCTAGTAATACAAATGGTGTCTTTACCAATAAATGTATGTTCAGTATCCATACCATCATAGTTATAGATGGTTAAAGTATTCTTTTCTTCGTCTTTACCTGTTATGATTGCGTGTCTAGTTTCAATAACTATACACTTGATTTTTAATTCTTCGCAAATATCATTGATTAAACCAACGGTTAATTCCTTTTTCTCCTTACCACCAACTTTTCTTTTTTTGATGTTCGGATGATTTTTGGTAACTACCGCTATCTGTATAGGTTTATCAGAACCTTTTTTTGCTTCGGTTATAAAATCTTTGAAATTAGATACTTGCATTTATTGACCTTCATTTTTAGCTTCCTTGGAATCCTCGTCCTTCTTCTCATCAACTTTCTTACCAATATTATATTTAGCAGAAAGTATCCATTCTTTCTTTTCTTTAAATGGTAATACTTTTATTTGAGATAAAGGTGCTTTGTTTTCCGCCGCCTCTTTTTTTACAATTGAAATTAAACTCCAATCAGCTAGTAGTACTGCGATTGTGTTTCTTCTTTGTATATCGTTTTCGGTCAATGTTGCTTTCTTGCCATCTAAAGCAAATAGTTCTTTGAAGTGAACAATGTAGTATTTGCCTTGTTTGTGTAATATATGACAAGATTGGAATAAGGTTTTGTCTTTCCTAGACGCAACGCCTATTCGTGTTAAAGTCTCTCTTACTTTAAGAAAGTCGTCAGGTTGCTTGATTGTTACCTCTAGCATATCTTCTGGCGACCATTTTAATGTGTCTGTCGTCATTTTCTTTTATATCTCCCACCCTTTTGCAAGGATTTTTTAATAGTTTCAATTTGTTGTTTATTCAATATGCTGAGAGCGGACTTGGCTTTTTCATTACTATATCCATAATACTCTTTTACATACTCTATATCTTTAAGCTTTTCTGCTTTCAACCATTTAGCAAATCGCTTTTTCTTTCTTACTATATTTAGTAAAAAATGATATTGCATATTGTTAGGGAGAAAATGATACCCATTCATTTCGTTGGCAGCGATTAAGGTATCATAGTGATAAGACAAACACTTATTGACTACAAACGCTGGGTACTTCTTTTCCCAAGTTATATCAGTAGTGTCCATTACATCTTTTTTAGTAAAATTAATACTATTAAGATATTCTTTTAGTTCGTAAGCCATTTTATTTAAACTTACAATTAGCCATTATCTCGGTTAGACAAGCGACCATATTGATTTCTTGGTCTGCGACAAAACCTGCCTTGTACTGATAACCTGCTATAACTAATACTGCTTGAGGTATTGATTTAGGGTCTAACGCCTTCCACAATACTTCATATAGGTTTCTGAACATAGATGATGGTTCTTTATCTATGTTTTGGATAACCCATTTACGCATATCATTAAATCTTTTTTCTTTTAATGTTGCGACTAATTCTTTATTATGAGTTTCAGATAAACTGAATAGTATACCACTATCAATCTTACCCCTTACGGAGTATCTTTGAAGTTCATTAATAGTTCTTCTGAAATCTGGAAAGTGTTTTATAATAAGTTCTGCTAATACTTTCTTATCATAAGGTACTGCTTCATCATCTAACACTTTACCTAGTCTAATCATCATAGCGTCAGCACATTTTTTCTTTTGACCGTTCTGTATCTTAAAGTCAACTACGGTACAACGACTATGTAATGCTGGTATGATTTTATTTTTGAAATTGCAAGTAAATATAAATCTACAATTCTTATAAAAAGTCTCAATAAAATTTCTTAAAGCAGGTTGAACACTATCGGCGTTCATATAATCTGCCTCATCAATTATTATAACTTTGTGATTGGCGTTCTTATCTAAAGACACCGTACTTGCAAAGGATTTTATTTTAGTTCTTAATGTGTCAATTTGACGACCTTCGTCTGACCCATTAATAATTAGATAATCACACTTCAATTCTTCACATAAGGCACGAGCAACCGTTGTCTTACCTGTACCTGCTGTACCTGATAAGAGTAAATTGCTTATCTCACCTTGTCTTAAAAAAGATTGAAATGTGTGTTTTATATCCTCGGGAAGGATACAATCTTCAATAGTTTTTGGACGGTATTTCTCCACCCATAAAAAGTCTTCTGCCATAATATATACTCCATAATTTAATTACTCAATTTAAAATTCAGATTCAGGTTCTAAAGCAATCCAGTATTGTACTGGTCTTGTTCTATTAACAAAATGTGAAATTTTTTGTTTAGAGATAGCAACATCATAATCATCTTCTAACATTTTAAAGTTTTCAGCTTTGAAAAATGCTTTAAATTTCTTATCAGTTGTCCCTAATTCAATATCAAACTTATTAGAAGCTTTGTTTTTTCTATCTTCAGCAATAAGTCTCATTGTTTTACCATCACCGATAACTCCGACATCTGGTAAGTTTAATGTAACCACTCCTTTTTGAAGTCTAGCAAAATCTGCTTTTTTCAATGTAAAAGCAACTTCTGTATCTGGCATAGAAATTGTTTTAGTTGGTGCAACGATAACAGATTCATCAGCGAAAGTATACTTACTAGTAGACCTTCCATCTTTTCCTGATAGTGCTACACTTGAAGACCCATTAAATTTTAAAGATGGTGCTTCAAACAAATCTATTGTTCTTAAAA